TTAGGGCGTCCTGGTCTGGCCGAAAGAACCAGAGTTCAGCCGACTCTTGGGCGGCTTCGGCCTCGCGACTTTGCAGGTCGTTGCAGGAAAAATAATCCAATGTTGCCCTGTGGATCGCGGCCCACCAAACCTTCCTAAGTTCCCTCTCCCCAGGGACCACCTAGAACGGTATTGGATCGTTAAAGCCGCCGTCATCTTCCGCCGCCTTCGCCGCCTTTTTTGGCCCTGGCTTTTTGCCATCGACTGGGAACATTGATACGAGTACGTTACCCCGTGTTGGATCCTCTTGTGGGACCCCCGCAGGATTCCAGGTCGTGTCGATCAAAAGAAACTTCCCGTCTCCGTCTTTCGTGCTGACAACCGCTCCGACGTTCAGATAACGGTTTTTTGCCTCACCGTCCTGGCCGGTGTAGACCCCCACCTTTACGCATAGATCATATAATTTTGGCATTTATTATTCCTCGGTTAAGAAGCTGTGGATAAAAAAAGAGGGGCCATTGCCGGATTGACCGGGTGGCACCAGTTTGCCGGATCACGGCAGGAGCAGGTCGTCGCTCCGGCTGCCGGAGTTATTCCTGGGATATGAGGACCAGGCTTCACCCACTGCCGGCTAGGGAAACCGGCGGAGGAGGTTTCGCCGGTTCTAGTAAATCCTACCATCGGGCCGCCTCTCTCGGCAACTTTGCTCGAAGTCGTAGATCAATAATTCTTTCCCGAGCCTTGCGAGTAGGGCAGCGGCGCCTGCCCGTTCTTTCACAAGGCCATATTTCGACTTGTTGCGGGCCCGCCGCATTTTCCCCAGGTGCAGGAGTCGCTGGTCCCATTCGATAATTTCATCTCGGTCCCATTGGGTTTTAAACCCCGGGTTCCCTTTTGTGGATCGGACCCCCCTGAACAGGGGCTTTGGCAGGCTCCCGCTCTTAATTCGGGCGTAGACCCATGACTCTGATGCCCCGCAGAGGTCGATGATCTCCCTGAAGGTGATGGTTTCTGGTTCGGTCTTGTTCATTTCCCACTCCTTTCTTTCGGTCGCCGATCAATACGATGACTAGCCATGAAATTGTCCAGATCCTCCTTGAGGTATAGGGTACGGTTCCCGTATCGATAATAGGGGATGTGAGGGCCCTTAACCGCCCATCCGGCAAGAGTTGCGGCGGCAACCCCGATGTACTGGGCTGCTTGTTTCCGAGTAAAACGATCCATTACTTTTTCACTCCTTTCAGGGATCGCTCTTCCTCCTTCCTTGCCTTTGCCAAGTATTTCAGCCAGAGGGCTGTCTCGCTGCTCACCCATTTTTGCACCACCTTCCAGACGTCCGGGCCCATCAGATCCTTGACTTGAGCCAGGCCCGCCTGGTCATCGCTCATGGCGAATTCGTTGAGCATCCCAGCGTAACCACGAACGAGGTTCTCCGTCTCGTTCTCAAAGTCCCGGGACTTGGCTCGGCCTTCCATCTTTTTCATTCCCGCCGGGATGTTGTTGGCAACGTCGATGCGCTGCTCGTTGGATAGGCTATGAATGAACGTATAGAATTTGTTGTGATCCTGGATCTGGATCAACTCCCAATACCGGGCGATCTGTCCAGGGGTTGCCTTCTCTTCTTCCGGCTCGGCGGCCAGACCTTGCATGTCTTCCAGGTCCTGGGTGAAGAGTTCAGAAAGCCCCGCAAGCCGCAGCGTTGCGTCGATGTGCGCGGATTTCTCCGCCATCTTTAATGCCTTATTCAGGTCGCCTTGGTCTTGCTTGAGGCTCCGGGCGCCAATGCCCTCCGCTACAATGTTCCCACTGGGGTCCAGGATCTCTGCCCGAAGAACGATTTGCTCCAGGGCGGTGCCGGATATAGCGGCTTGCTCGTAGTCCCCAAGGTTCGGGAACCGCACGGAGCAGCCAAGCATCCCGCAGATTTTCTCCGCGCCTGGCTTCCACAATGATTTTTTACTGGGGCCTCTCCTGGTGGGTATGGACCCGAAGTCGGATCCGTCAACCATGACCCGGGTGATCCAGGCGATCATTGCCTGGCGGTTTGTTTGCCGTCGGTCCAGCCCTGCCTCGAAGGCCGAGGGGTCCAGGTCAAGCGGATTAGTAGGGCCCCTGCCTCCGTCGTTCTCGATTACGTTCAAGCTTTTCATTTCTCTCCATCTCCTCTTCTTCGAAAACTTCGCAAATTATGTCTTTTAACTCGGCCCGGATCTTCTCGTGATCGAGGCACCCGGCTATCCATCCCGCCAGTTCGAGAATGTGCATCGTCTCGACTAACGTTTTGACTGCTTCCGCAAAATCCTTGTCCGGCACTCCATCCGCCGCCCGGTTGAGGATGTCCTCTCCGAGGTGGTCGAACTTACTTATTTTCTTCATTATTTGCACTCCGGATTAGTGTCGCGGTAATCCGGCCAGGCCCCGTCGCAAACCATTTTCGCGTATTGCACCTGGGCTTCCTGGGCTTCCTCGAAGTCCCAAGCGGACACAATCAGAAATGCCGCGATCCATACGATTAGAAATGTATTCATAATGCTCCTTATCTTAGATACCAGGCGTATCAATGTCAACTACTTTGGGGCTTCCCTCAGTTTCTTCTCTGCCCGAAAATAGGCGAGGCGCCGCTTCCCGTTGTTGAGCCAGTCAAGTTCTGGTTCCTTCTTGAGGGCCTCCAGTAGCGCCTCCAGTTCGAGGTCAGTCAACCTTATCGTTCGATGCTTTGCCATTTCTCTCTCCTGGTTTAAGCTGCGTAGATCGACAGGACGCACCCGTTATCAGCTTCGGCCTCGTATCCCTTTGGGACGTCGTAGAACTTCTCTTCCTCGTAGGGTTCCGCACCTCCGGTCTCTTCCATAAAAGGAACGAGTTCCTCGTACAGTCCGTACCCGTCGTTCATCGTCCACTCAAACGGACCGGCCTCCCAGATCACCTTCCATGTGCCATCCAGTTCTTTGACGATGGGCTTTTCGGTGGAGTAGTGCCCGATATTTTTGATCAGCGAATCCCGGACTTTATTTGCTGCGGCTTCTAGTCTTTTCATCATTCAATCCCCGTCCATTTAATTGGCGGCAGACCCTTTTGTTGGGATCCGTTTTTGGGCATATCATCCAGGACGTTGCCCCTGGCAAAATTCCGGGCCGGCGTTGACCAGCTTGCGGACTTGAGCATGTCGCCCAGGCGGAAGGTCTTGTCGTCGCTGGTGTTGACGATAAAACCCTCGGCTCCGCCGGATTCGCTGACGATCTTGATGTATTTCTTGCCGACGGCCATCGACAACCCACGGCGGAAGGTTTCGCGTTCGGCCTCCAGTTCCTTCAAGTCCTTCGTCCTCCGCCAGGCGGCGTAGTTATCTGCCATGCGGTCCATGACGTTCATTACCGCGATGTGCATATTGATGCTAACGCCCGGGAATGAACCCGGGAAGGCGTTATAAGGTACGGTTTTCATTTATTTCTCCTCGTTGTGACGATTCGAACTCTTGGCCCCGGTTCGACCGGTTTCGGTTTTTTCGGCCAGCACGAGGCGCAGAGGTCAAGCGGCATGTAGATCGGTTCTTCGCCGCATTCTCGGCACTCTTCCCACAGTTGCCCGGCTGGTTTCGGGATTTCTTGGTAGGTCATTTATCTCTCCACCGTTATCAGCTTTGGCCTCGTATCTGAGGGCGTATTTTCCAGCGTCATTTTTTCGTCGTTAGCGAAAACGAAGATGTATCCCCCGTCCTTGAGTCCTCCGGCGATCATCTCGCCCTGCCATCCAAGTTTTTTGTTTAGCGCCTGGACCGCCTTCATGAAAACGTTCGCGCCGCTCAGTTCGTAGGGGTATGGGATGGTCGCGCTGATGCCGCCAGATGACGTAGCCTTGATCCTGGACCCTCGTTTTGGAGTCGGCCCGAGGTACTTCGTTACGATGGTTTGCATGATTATCTCCTCTGTTTCGTGCAGGTTCATGATAGGATACATTTCTTATCCTGTCAACAGAAAGTTTCACTTTAGTCCGACCACCAGGCTGGATAATATCCCGCATAACTCCGAATGCTCGACCGTTCCACTGGTGGGATCTCTTTTACTCGCGCCGGCGCATATTTCATTCTGTCGGCGCGATCCTTATCGGCCCGGAGAAATAACGGGGCGTCACGGTCTTCCTCAAGGTAAGCCCATTTCCCTTTCCGGTAGGAGTAGGCGCTGATGGTTTCCTCGATCTTCAGATCCCAAAGTTCAGCCAGCGGGACACGCAGCCAGCCGTGCGATCCGTCGGCATACAGGTTGTAAACTCTTTTACCCATCTCATTGCTCCTCTATGACGAATATCCAGTAAAAGTCGCTTTCATCACCGTTTAAAACTGGAGGGGTTTGTCTGCCATGCAGACCTATACAACTGCCGTTGAAATGGCACTTTATGAGGTACTGACCTATATTGTCTTTAATCACCTCGTAGCTATCGTTATGCCAAAAAACCCGGTGGCCCTCATCGATCCTCGATTTAATTTCTTCTACTTTCATCTCATTTCTCCTATGTTATGACGCCATCCACTCGTCGAAAGTGAGAAGCGGCGCCCCATTTCGGGTGACGTCTCCACCCTTCCCGTTGTCGGCGCAGTCCAGGTATATCTGGTACTCGTCGGCATTGGTGCCACGGCAGGGCGTTTGCCAAAATTCCTGCCGTTCAAGGTTTTTGTCAGTCATTGCTCTCTCCTGCGTTCAAATCGTCGAAAAAGTCGTCCTTGGCTTTCTGGGTCAAGCGATCAATTAATCCGCCTTCCTCGTCTGCCCCTCCGGGGGTGATGATCGTCATCGTGTATCCCCAGTCATCAACAAACATATCGTCATAACCCGCAATCTGTGGGTTCTCGCCCATCATTTTGGTGAAGTACCTCTCTGCCGCCGCCTGGGTTTTGAAGTAGTTTCTGCTGCCTTTCGGCATATCAGGCCCGAATCGGACGGTGACCCACTGCTTTGAATATCGCCTCATTTTGTTCCTCCTGCGATTTCCTCGATGATTTCCCAGCCCCTTACGAAGTCGGCTGGATCGAAATCCTTTTGTTTCAAAACTCGGGTGTAGGCCCGGTTTGGCAAACGCCCCACCCTCGATCCCCCCAGGTCCAGGACGGAGGCCCACAACTTCGCCCTTTCCGTCGCGTACCTTTTGGTTTTAACCTGGTAAATCCCAGGGCTGATGCCGCTGATGTTGGATAGAATTTGATAGGCCCATTTCATCCGTCTCATCTCTCTCTCCTATGCGTCGTATTCGTAGACGATGAATTCCAGGTCATCGGCCTGCTTGCGGTATTTCCTCTTCGCCGCCTTGAGTGCCATCATGGCCTCGTAGGCATCATCGAAAGCACCGAACGAAGAGGGCCCGGCTGGGAACAGACTCGGACCCTTGAACTCCGCGAAAACTTCATATCTTGCTGCCATTTGTTTCTCCTCTTTCCTGTTTCGACTACAGTATGATACTGTTTGTATCTGAAGTCAACAGGGGAAGGGGAATGATTTTTCATTGCGCCGCTGTGTGCTTATGCTATAAACTGTATCAAAAGTACAGGAGTAACCAAATGAAACTGAAATTGTTCGCCCGCCTTGAAAAGGAATCGGGCCGGAGTCCCAGGATCCAAGACGTTTGGGACGGTCTGTCCAAGCACCTGGGCGTCCATGAATCCTTGGTCCGTCTTTGGGCCTACAATCAGCGCCCGATGCGGCCTAAATACGCCATTGCCATTGAGGAGTGGACGGCAGGCAGGGTGCCCAGGTGGGAGCATTGTCCGGATGTCTACCCTCCCTCTGAATACAAGGGGAGGACCGAGTGGGCACCATCACCGCAATAGTTCACAAGGGTTTTATCAACACCCCTGCCGAGGGTCTGCTCACCACATATATAAAGGAATGGGACGCAGGAGCCGGATCGATGAGGGCCAAGAAGGATATTGTTTTCGCGGTGAATGAGGTGCCGATCCTGTCTGTCCCGGAAGATCAAATGAGTGACTTGCTCAACCTAATCTACTATCACGGAAAGGGCTTCGAAGTCCGCAAGTGGAAGCGGTGGGACGCGAAATTAAGAGGAGAATAATATGACAAGAATCAGGACAATTAAGCCAGATTTCTTTTTGTCGGAGGACACCGGTTCTTTAACGGTTAGTTCACGTTTACTATACATTGGGTTGTGGTGCCAAGTGGATCGTGCCGGTCGAGGGCCGTATAGGCGCACTGCATTGTGCGCTCACACCATGCCGTTCGAAATGAGCAAGTTCGACAAATGTTGGGATGAACTGGTGAGCAAGGGGCACGTTCGAATGTACCAGGTGGAAGGTAAGAAATTCTTTGATATTCCTACATTTACGGAACATCAGCGCCCCCATAAAACAGAGCGTCAAAGCCAAATACCGGAGTTCCCCGGTTCCTTAACGGTTAACTCACCGTCTCTTAAAGGTAAGGAAATGGAAATGGAAATGGAAATGGAAATGAGTAAAGGTACTAACGTACCTTTTACCCCGGAGCCTCAAGAGCCTCCAGGGGGCGTTGTGGAAATCTTCATTCAACTTCCATTGGCCGACGGATCTACATACCCGGTACCTGTCCCTGACATTGAAAAATACCAGGGCCTTTATCCGGCTGTTAATGTCCATCAGGAACTCCGCAATATGGTTGGCTGGCTGGATGGGAATTCAACCAAGCGGAAAACCAGCCGGGGAATTAAGCGGTTTGTAACGACCTGGCTTTGCAACAAACAGGACAACGGCGGATCCCGAGGCAAGCCCGCCACCTTGTCGCCAGGTCTGACGCTGCTGAAGGATGCGGCCCGGTGACGAAAACGGCAGCCCGGGTCCTGGCGCGCCTTCGGGTCATGTTTCCTAATTTTGCCACTGCGATCAGCAACGACCCCGAGATGATGCGGCTAATGATTCACGAATGGGCCGAGGGTCTGGCCGGCATGGATGAGGCAACCATCAGCCGAGGATTTTCAGAACTGAAAGCGACCGGCGCCGATTTCGCTCCATCGCTGCCTCGTTTTATACAACTTTGCGGCGGCGCCCCTGGCCACTGGTCTTCGACCTGGTCGGGGATTGTGAAGAAGGGCGCCGAACTCGGCCTCCTGGAAGATCAGTTTGTTTATCCGCAGGTTTTCCGGGCAAAAGTTGAAAGCCTCGCAGAAAAGGGGATACTCGCAAAACATGAGTGAGGATCCTGATGACGAGGCATTTCGCTGGCAGTGCCTGGCGCGACATGTTTGCGCCATGACGCCGATCCAGGCCAGGCGCTTATTCGTGGCGCGATGGAAAAAGAGACACGGCGAGGCGTCGGCACTCAGGTTGACGAATTTAGTGAAGGAAGAATGGACGAAACGATGACTGAAATAGAATCGATCAAAAAACGCATCGAGGAACTGGAGCGCCACGTTGGAATTAATTCTGCGCCCTGGGCGACCGTTTACACCCCACCAGCTAGAAAGCGGAAAAAGAAACCGATCCCACAGGAGGAACCGGCGGAACTGGAGAGCCATCCAACCCACAACTGGAAGCCAGGAAACAAGGGTCCCCAGGATGAGGTTTAGCCGTGCGTACCAGGACTTCCAAATATGGGTCGGCCTGGCTATTGAAATCGTCCGGTTCGTCCTCGTGTTGTTAGGCATGGCCGTCGGCTGGCTGATTATCCGAACGACTTTATCGCTGTGAGCGAACATCTTCACCAGGTGGCTCTGTTCTCCTGGGCCGATGCGGCAGGGATCCCAGAGCTACGCATGCTTTTTGCGGTTCCGAATGGCGGCTGGCGAGGCCCTCACCCTGCAATCGGTCGGCGCCTCAAGCAGGAAGGCGTTCGCCCTGGCGTCCCCGACATTTATCTCGACATTCCACGGGGTACCTGGCATGGGCTTCGGATCGAATTGAAGATCAAAGGCGGGCGGCTGAGTCCGGCCCAGGACGCCTGGCTGGAAAAATACAAGGAATACGGCTATAGGGCTGTTTGCTGCTATGGATGGGAGGCGGCGAAAGACGAAATTACGTCCTATCTCAAACTTGAATGGAGCCTATGAATATTTTTACAGATCAGTCGCAATTTATGACATTAGCCGGCCAGTCGATTGAGGGGTTGGATGTCGTCCAGTGTTCAAAATATACGACCCATGTTCAGGAGGAAGCTGCCGAACTTGCAGCGGCTGCTGGGGGGTGTGTTGAGGATGAGGTCGAAGTGATCGATGCCCTGGTCGATACCATTGTGGTTTCTGCCGGCGCCCTCATCAGTTTGATCGGGGTTGATGGGGCGAATCGAGCCTGGAAAGCGGTTTTGACCGCAAACTTCCGGAAGGTTTTGGGTTCGCCCGATCAGACAGTAATGGAATGGGAGGATCCAGAAGCAGGCATCTGCTATCGAAAGGATGGCCAGATCGGTAAGCCGCCTGGATGGGTTTCCCCTCGCGCCGACTTGGAAAAGATAGCCCAGGACGTAGGGCTGATCGAATGACCGATAACGATCCGGTGGATCACCCTGACCACTATACCCGGGACGACGCGATTGAATGCATCGATGCGATCCAAGCCTCCATGCGTGACGACCAGTTTGAGGGTTTTTTGAGGGGCAGCGTTGTGAAGTACATCTGGCGCTATAAGCTCAAAGGCCACCCGACCCAGGACCTCCACAAGGCAAAGTGGTATCTGAGTCGGTTGATCGAATTGCTGGAAGACACGCCGGCTGATGGCTAAATATCTCCAGGTTTTGCAGGCTAGATTGGGGCTGAATCCATGGATGGGGATCCGAACGATGGGCATTATGACGGTCATGTTGCCACATGCGACTATCCGCTTTCTGTTAGTCTTTGTTTTAAAAGGATTTGCTAAATCTAAGGTAGGTTTTCATGTCGTGCATTAAGGGCTCGAAAAAAACAGGAGGCCGAAAGAAGGGGACACCGAACAAGCCAACCGCCGGCGTTCGGGCGATTCTGGACGAATTAAAGTATGACCCCGTGCGAGAAATGGTCCGGATTGCGAACCTTGCAACCAAGAAAGGGGACCACGCCCTGGCTGGCTCGATGGCGAAGGAAGTGGCGCAATACATTTATCCGAAGCGGAAGCAGGTTGAACACCTGGGTGAAGATGGAAGGAAGTTATTCCCGACGATTGAGATCCATGTAACCAGGGATCCCGAGCCCATGACTCTTTCCGGAGACTTTATTGAAGGTTGACCTTACGCCGACCTGGTTGCCATTCCTGGAACCACACCGGTACAAAATAGCCTATGGGGGCCGGGGGTCAGGTAAATCCTGGACAATCGCGGCCCTGTTAGTGGCCGAGGCATGCTCCCGTCCGACACGGATCCTTTGCGCCCGCGAGATCCAGAGGTCGATTTCCGATTCAGTGCTTCAGCTACTCTCTGACACAATCGACCGCCTGGGTGCGGGTTCTTTTTTCGATGTGCAGCGCACACAGATCCTGGGTGAAAATGGGTCCCGTTTCCTTTTCGAAGGGCTTCGGTCGAATGTGACTAAGATTAAATCGATGGAGGGGATCGACAGGGTCTGGGTGGAAGAGGCTGAGTCAGTTACTCGGTCTTCGTGGGAAACCCTGATCCCGACAATCCGGTCACAGGGCTCCGAGATATGGTGCAGCTTCAACCCGCTGGACGAACTGGACGACACCTACCAGCGATTTTGCGTAAACACCCCCCCTGATACGGCCCTCATAAAAGTTAATTGGCAGGACAATCCGTTTTTCCCGCCTGAACTAGATCGCGAGCGGCTCCACATGCGGTCGAAAAATAAAGACCTTTACCAG